TAGGTGTAGGTGCCTGCGGCCGTTTCAAATACCGTGGTGAAGCCGCCTTGCTTGGTGCCGATCGTGGTTGCGGTTGCCCAGGTCGCGCCGCGGCGCACCTCATAGGTCTCAATCGGAAGCGTGGCTGTCACGTCGTTCCAGCGCAGCAGGACGTTGTTGTCGATGACCTGTTGGCTAACTGTGGGCTGACTCGGCGAGGTGACCACAACATCTTGCGATGCCGCCGATCCGACCAGGCCGTTGATGTCCTGCGCCGCCACCCAGAATTTCTGCGTGCCGCCCCAGTCGACTCGCAGCGTGTAGGCGGTGCCCTTGATGGTTGCGATCGTGTTCGCGGTGGCAAAGGTGCTGCCGCGCTTGATCACATAGCGATCAGTGTCGAGGGTGCCGGCGACGGCCGTCCAGGTGAGGACCATGTCGCGCCCAGCAAAGGTGGACGTAACCGAAGGGGCCGGAGCGCCAGTAACAGACGCCGTGACAGAACCCGGCGTGCCGTAGTTGCCGTTGGCATCAATCGCAACGACCCAGAAGGTTTCGTCGCCGCCCCAGTTCGCGTTCAGGGTGTAGGCCGTGCCGCGGATGGTCGAGAGCACTGTTGCGGTGGCGTAGGTGCTGCCGCGGCGGATTTCGTAGGTGGCGGTCGCCAGCGTGCCGTTGACAGCGTTCCAGGCAAGCGTCGCCGTCGTGCCGCCCACCGTGGCTGTGATGGTCGGCGCGGCGGCTTGAGTGATCGTGACCACCCGTGAATTCGGAGGATCTGCGTAACGCCCGACCAGGTCGACCGGCGCAACCCAGAACGTCCGCGAGCCGGTCCAGGTGACCGGAATGCTGAGGCTGGTGCTCTGCGTCGTGGTCAGCGGTGTCGCGAATTCCCAGGAGCTGCCGTAGCGGATGTCGTAATAGGTGATGTCATATGTCGTCAGCACCGGCCGCTCCCAGGACAGCACGACCACCGGGTCCTGCACAACGTGAGTGATGGTCGTGCGGTTGGGCGACGCCACCGTGATCGTCTGGCTGATCGCGGTCGTGCTGTAGACGCCCGAGGTATCGATTGCCTTGATCAGATAGGTGTATGAGCCGTCGTCGAGATAGCCAATCTTGAGCGTTGTGGCCTTGACCTTGCTAATCAGCGTCGCTGTGTTCCAGGACGCGCCGCGCCTGATCTCATATTGATCTGCGTCGATGTCGGGGATCGGATCCCACTGCAGAGTGACGCCGATGTTGGGATCAACGGAATAGGTGAAACCGGAAACGTTTGATGGCGGCGCAGTCTTGCCCAGCGCATTGAGGCTGCCAGTTGCAGCCGTGGTCGACAGCTTTAGTGCAGCATTGACGGAGTAAACCTCAACATCAAATAGGCCAGGGGTGATGTCGAGAATTTCGTATTGGTTGTTGGAAATGTCGATGACGGTCCAGTTGCTGCCGTCCTTCCGCCACCGCACGCGATACTGCGGTACGCCCGAGACGGAAGGCCAAGAAACAATAACCTTGGCGCGAACTTGATTCTGGTAAGAGTAAAGCGCTTCGGCAAAAGTCAGCCGCGTTGGCGGATTTGGGATGACGTTGAGGTTTGTTGTGTCGCGAATTTCAAGCGGACGATCGCGCTCGATGTAGTCATACTTGGTCGGGTTGTAAGAGAGAGCTGTGATCGCATAATTTGCATTGTTTTGCTCTTGAATGTTCAGAATGCGCCATTGCGTTGTTTGCAGGTCTTCGGTCTGGAAGATCCAAATGCTGTTGGCGTTTGGTGCGGTGCTGAACGGTGTGGCGACAGTGACGACATCACCGCTGACGGCAGACACGTTTCTGGTTTCTACCGTGCCATTTGGCAGGATCACCGACAAAGTTCGGTTGTTGCCGGAGCCGACGCTCGATGCGTCATCGACTGTGACCTGAGTCGTCGTAGCCGAGCGGATACGGCCACCGCGCCGGGTGCCGGCTTTGACAGGATCGGCGATGTCGATAATCTGCCCAGGGCGGCACATCACTCCGGCGTCTAGCGAAGCGGTAAAAGCGACAATTTCTCCTTCGTATTGCTCTGAATAAAGCAACCATTCACCGATACGATTTGCTTGCCCACGGGAGGTGCAAGCAAATGCCGAGATCTCGCGAGTGATGGCGCCGTATTTTGCGACGGCTGCTGTGTCTTCAACAACCTCGTAAGCAATGTCGCGAAGAGTGAGGTCGAGGTAGCTGACAACAGCCACCGTCGGGCGGCTTTTACGGCTGCTCGAGCTGTAGCTGAAGCCCTCTTCGGTGACGTTGGCGCTAGTGAACAGGTACGAGCTGTCGGCCGGCTTGTCCTGGCTGACAGTCAGGCTGCCCGTGCTCCAATACGGCATGGCCCGGAATACCGAGCACATGTCGTTGATCAGCTTGTAGGCCTCTTCTGCAGTCTGGATATTGATGTTGCAGGAGAAGCGAGGCTCCTGGCCTCCAAAACCGTCGGGGACAAGCTGGCTGCAATACTGGGACGCCGAATAGAACGCCCACTTGTCGAGCTGCGACGTATCGACGTGATCACCAAATCCGTATCTTTTTGCCGTAAGCAAATCGAATAGCACCCAGGCTGGATCGCTACACCATTGCGCAGCGCCAAACGTGCCATTCCAGACGCCGCTATAAATCAACCTGCCGGTAGCTGAATCCACCGTGGCGTTGCTGGGAATCCGAACCTTGATGCCGCGGATCAGGTAACTGCGGCTGGGAATGCTGTTGAACTGTTCAGCGTCAATCCGCAGCGCCACCACGGCGCTATTGGGGTAGCGCAGCTTGCTGTAGGTGATCTCCGTGTAGCTCGACCAGGAGAACGCGTTGTTAATCTTCGCGCTTGTGCTATCCGCGCTCACGCGAACCAAGCGAACGCTGACCGGCCTGGCGCCACTCAGGTTGACGAGGTAGTCCCGTTGATAGGCATCGCCGGTGCGGCCGCTTACGGTGTCATCGACAACTGTCGTATATGCGCCACCCGCGTAAGACGTTTGAATTTGAAATCGAAAACTAGAGCCGACAATATCGCCCTGCGAAGTGATCTCCTGCAGTTGCGGAACATTGATATTGATGCGCACTGCATCGACACTAGCGTCAGTGATAGATCGAACAACAGGCGTGCCATTTTGCACCGTTACGTTGACGGCTTTTTCGTCTTCAATTGCCGCAGCAACAGGGATTTCTGTTTGATTCTGAGTGCCGTACCGATAGTCGACCGTGACATTTTTGAAGTTGTAAGAGTTGTCGTTGTTTTGAAGCGGAGTGTTGTTGATGTAGATAGATTTCAATCCATCTTTAAGGCCCTGAATCTCGCCCTCGCTGATCAAGTCAACGACAGTCGCATATTGCGTCGAGTTGAGATTGTCGCCGGCCTCGGTGGGCGTGTACTGCTGCTGACTGCCGCCACCGCCACCCTTCCCACCGCCGCCACCACCACCGCCAGCGCCAGCAATGCCGAGGCCCAATCCAGCGTTGTGGACGCGGACGCCACCGGCGATGAAAGTGTGATGGCCTTCAACGGTGAGGTTGTAGACCGTGCCGCGGCCGTGCTCGGTGCGCTCAACGATCGGCCGTAGATGGCCGTTCTCATCCACCAGGCAGTCGTCCGCGCCGAGCGTGCCGATTTCAACGAAGGCGTTGAACTGGTTGAGCACCCAGTGGTTCGGGGTGGCATCGAGCACCGCACCGCCCCAGAGTCGGTAGCGCACGACGCGCTCGTTCTCGTGGGCGTGAACCTTGAGCACCTCGGCCTGGTGCAGTTCGCCCTGGTCGTCAAAGCTGAGAACCTGGTCGCCGGGCTGCAGCGTCTCGATGGCTCGCTGGCCATCAGGAGTGCAAACAAGCGTGTGCCCGAGAAAGCATCCGCCACCGCCGCCACCGCCAGCACCGACAATTCGCTTCGCCATCAGATCTGCACCGTGTCGATGCCGGCCGAGATCACGACCGAGCCCACCAGAGTTTCACCGTAGACGACAGGGACCGGGACACCCTGGCGACTGGTGTTTTGAATGCCGGAGAACGAGTAAGACTTGCGCGGATCGCTGTTGTCTTGCGCGGAATTGATGGTGCCCGGCTGGTTGACTTGGGGAACGGGCGTGAGCAGCTGCGCAACCCCTCCCAGAACCAGGCTGACGCCAACGCCGACCGCAATTGTGCTCAGGGCAATTGTTCCAGCCCCAAACAGGCCGATAGCCGCACCGCCAAAGCCGCCTGTCAAAATCGTCAAAGCGATTAAGCCGATCCCAGCAAAAATTCGCCCAACTGCGCCGGCGCCGGCAAGCACAGGCACAATCTTGATCACTTCGTCGCCGACTGGATGCTGAATCTCTTCGTGAGACAGCTCGTAGGTGCCGACACAAACCTTGTAATACCGATCAGGCTCGCTCATGTGAGCCTCAAGATGCGGGAAGTTAGCCAAAAGAAAGCGCACTGCTTCGGCAGCTGACGCGATTTCAGCTTTGAATTGCCGCTTGCCCAGGAATTTGGCGAGCGCACCGTAAACGCGGATCGTCCTCAGCATGATGCGCCCAGATCCAGCCTCTGCCAATCGTAATGGCGCAACACCCGGCCGGTGCATTTCTGCAGCCAGCCGCCGTAGAGATCGCGGCTGCTCAGTCGACCGCGAATGTGATGCAGCACCAGTTGGTCGCCGATGTAGACGCCGACGTGATTCAGGCCAGGTCCACCGATGCTCATGAGAAGCGCATCGCCCGGCTCGAGCTGCTCCTCCTCGTCCAGCTCGCGGAAGCCGGCATCCTTCCAGTAGCGA